TTCTTGTATCGTTGCCTTACTTCCATGAGGACTGACGGTTCACGTGTCATTTTGAGAATAAAAAGATTTATGACAATAAGTAAAGCCAGAGCTATCATCTGTTATAGACAAAGATAAATTTGCTATACAATTCTGAGATGGGATTTCCTGAGAGTCCCTCCCAAAGTTGTAATCTAAATCCCAGATCTTCCAAACCGGTGACCAGGTGATCCTTGTATGCTACTGGTTCAGATTTTGGTCCTTCTGCGTAATATGGTGTGTCAGCCAGATGTACGAACAATTTTTCACCAAAGCCACCATTTCCATGCTCTTTCAGTTTGAAAAAGGTACCAGTATCATCTTGGTATGGTGTTTTGAAGATGATCTTTTCTGAATCTGGTATGATACCTATGAGAAGACCACCAGGTTTCATACGCTTCTTGATTTCCCTGATTGAACTCATAAACAATCCTCTTGACCCAAAGATGTAATGAAGTGAAAAATTGAAGCACACGATGTCAAATTTTCTGTTTGGACAGTTGTGGATGTCACCCTCATAAAAATTCACCCGCATGTGCATATTCTTCGCCCTTGACCGAGCCTCTTCAAGAGCATCTGGTTCTGGATCACACATATTTATATTGACACCACACTTTGACCATTTCTGAAGATCTCCACCAAAACCACAACCAACATCGAGGATGTGTTGACCCTCACGGGCGACACTCTGTATGAGACTCCTCTTGGCATCGTTGTGATTCTTTCGAATCTCTTCCATGTCACCTTAAGGAAGTATAAGATGTATATCTTTAGGTTTTACCACAGAACTTAGGCTCCAATTGAATAAATTGTAGTATACAGAACCTGTACCTTCCATAAATTTATGTCGCTTCAGATTTTCTACATCTTCACCAACATCCAAAGTATTGAAAACATGAAAACCCAAATTCTTTGCGATTAGAAATGCGTCGTTATATATGTCACCCACAATGAAAAATCGATAAGCTTGTTTTACCACATCTGTTTCATCTGTCCGTGCATAAGAGATGTCATAGAATGAAATAAAATCATCCGTTTCATCGTTCACGTATGAATGTATGGGTAACAACCAATCTCTCACATAATTATCGTCGATGTGGGGTGCTATTTTAAAATCTCTTGTATACCTTTTTAAAATTCTAACAACTTTTGAAATGTCCTTTGATTCCATTTTTCTCCAGAGTCTTTTACAAGGTCCATGAATCTCGTAATATTTTTCACGAGGACGGTTTGTGTTAAAAAATCCAGTCTTGATGAGTTTCTTAACATCGAGAAATCTATGTAAAAAGTGTGATTTTGCTACAGATCCCTTGACATCTCTTTCATATGTAGCAATACCCTGCCAAATACCTTTCATATTTGCACGTCGAACAGTTTCTTGTACGAGAAATGGTGTAAATCCAAATTTTCGACATCCCCAATGTACACATAAAAAGTTTGCTTGTGCAAATGTCAATACTTTATCTTCTACACGGAGTTTGATTGGTACGTAAGTCGAATACCCAACAATTTCATCACAATCTGATCGAATCACTATATGTTCTCCTGATACCCAACGCATAATTTCAAGTGTATAGTCTAATTTGAATGTATCATCCTCATCGTAGTAATGTTCAGATAAAAACGCATACGCTTCTTCATCTGTGCACGTTGACCAAGTGAAATCATCTGGAAGCTTTTGTGGTTCTTTTGCAATCGTTCGAGATGAATCAATTTCACCCGGTTTTACATCCTCATCTGGTACGGGTTGTGTACACCAAAAGTCTGACATACGATATATTTACTATTGGCTTAAAGTTTTAAGCACTTACATAAGTATAATGTCTCTTGAACAAGATTACACCACCGTCCCTGGTCAGATTTTTGCCTGCCTCTCCGTCGTCGGCCCAGATGCACCCCAGAAGACTGATAAGTTTGGTATCAAGATTCGCGGTGCGTTCGGGACTCGTGACGAGGCGGCTAACCACGCAAAGCGTCTTCAAAGGGAGGACCCCACTTTCGACATCTACGTCGTAGACATGTACAAGTGGCTTCTCATCCCCCCAGATTCTTCCAAGATTGAGGATGTTCACTACACGAACGACAAGCTTGAGGAGATCATGACCGGTTACCGTGAGAACCAGGCACAGGCTGCTCGTATGTTCCAGGAACGTAAGCAGGGAATGATGGATACGAAGATTGGTTACACGGCCGGTGATGAGAACTCCAGGTTTTACACCAAGCCTGACGAGGCGCCTATTTCTCACCCTGCCGAAGTACTCGAGCGTCTCAAGAAGGAAAAGCCGGATACTCCTATGGAAGAGCTTGTCAAGGAAGCTGATGCGATCGTCGCAAAGGAGATGGAGGAGCGTCAGAAGAAGCGCGAGGCTGAGGCTGAGGCTTCGACCGATGGAAAGATGGAGGAAATTAAGGAGGATGGGGAGTCGGTCTAAGCAAAAAAAACACCTAATTACCCTTTGTCTAAAAATAACGTATCACTGTTTTTAGATAAAAATATTCATATATAATAAACGAAATGTTCCGGATTATCATCACGATAATCCTCGTAGGAGCTTTCTTTATTTTGTTTTTTAAACCGAAATATAATTTAAAAAGCAAAACAGTTTCAGAGCCAGAAGCTTCGACGACTGCTGGTTTCATTGAGGATACAGATGATGCGTTTATCATTCCTACATATCCAACTCAACTCATTAAAATGGGTGAGTCAGGAAATATTAAACCTATTTATGGTGATATAGGGACTTTTGTCGCCTATTCAAGTGTACCGGAGGATCACTGGCTGCATGGTTTTCCCCATAAAAAAGCCTAAAAGGAATACTGCAAATGCTATAATCCAAGTCGACTTATCAATACTGGAGAGAAAATCATTCTTGTCTGACTGTGATGGAGGAGGGGGTGGAGGGGGGAATGAATGTGGAACTTGCATATTGTAGTCGTTGTAATATTGCTGTTCTTCCTGAACAGTGTCATCCATCTTTTCATTATTTAAAGGATCAACGGATGGGTCATAATCAATTGGGTTTCCAATGTCAGTCTCCATTTCTAATTTTACCATTGTTTTTTTTAAGCGTCTTCTGACTCACTCTCATCATCCACGACGAAGTCTTTGAGATTACCATTTTCATCCATCTCGTCTTCGTCGTCGTCTTCATCTGAGGTATATTCCTCTTCATCTTCTGTGTCAAGGTCAGAATCAAAGTCTGTATCATGATCATCTACGGCATAATCGTCCACCAGATCTGTTTCAGTTGGTTGAAATGTAACAGGCTTCTTTATCAGACGCCCAGTTCGTGTCTTATACATTTTGGGTATATAGAGAAATTACTGTTTAAGTACCTTTACAATGTCTGTATTTAAGACGTGTGTTCTTGGTGTACCTCGTTTACATTTTGGACACTTCTGTGTAATCTCCTTCCCTTTAATCATATACGACATCGAAACATCTTCGTGTACACCCCGAATCGTTTCACAGTATTTTGAGCTTGTGAGAGCTATGAAGTGTGTCTTATTTTTTTCAATCTTAACGACTTGTGTTCCTTCTGGGGCTTTCATATTTTTCGTTATGAACATTTCTAGGGGTTTCTTGATACTACCATAACCGATCGCAGGCTTTTCAATACGTTTCTTGATTTCTGGGCAGTACTTCATTTGTTCTTTTTTGGGATACAGGCGGTCAGTAATGTTTGGAGTGAGAAGGTGTCTACGCCCACAAAAGTCTTTACAGAACCCATCTCGTCTTCCCCAAAGTGTCTCACACCTACAAAAACATTTCTGGATAATTTCATTTCCACTGATGATAAACCATATATGATTGGATCCATGTTCACGCTTCAAGTTTTCACAATATTTTGAGTTTGTCGAAGCAAGGAAGGTTTGTTTGTGTTTGAAGAGTTTGGTGATGTACGAATTTTGTTGACCTTCCAAATGTTTGCGAACATATTCTTGTATAAGTCCTTTCGTTTCTTCATCATGGAGTTCATCCTTCGTTTGTTCGTTCGAAAATGTACCCTCTTTTACCACGACTGATGGAGGTTCTACGTGTGTCGTTTGGGGTTTATCCGTACGAACCGCTGACATTTTAAGAATCTCAACACTTGGGGTTTGATCGATTTGAATAATTGTACTGAGAGGGCCGTCAACATATCGAAATATCGGAAGATACGCCAATTGGTCCACCCTCCCCTTTTCACACTTTTCACAACCCTGCCCACCACAAGGGTTATGTTTAGCTCTCTTGTAGGACCAGGGCATTCTAAATCCACTTCCTTTCGTCTTCCGACTGGCGCTTCCATAAACAGCTAGATCTATGATTTCGTTCCAATCGGTACCACTATTCAAGGTAGAGAGAGCCAAAAGGATATGATCTCGGAGAGCCAGGGCTGAAACCTGATCAACTACGAAACCTGGCCAATTCAGATGTACACCAGTCTTTACGAGTGTACCAGATTCTTTCGGTGGCGAGATCGAAATGAGACACTCTTTTCCACCATGTCGTTTCACTTTGTCACAAATCACTTTACAAATACTCCGAATTTCATCGACTTCAAGGGGTTTTTCATCCTTGTAGTCGATGTCCACAAAAAAGTTATACGTGTCACTCTTCTGTTCGACGACGTAAAGTCTTTCACCCCGCTTTACAGCATCTACATACTGTTCATAAAAGACATTCAATTTATCAAATGGCACAGAAAGGACACCACCGTCCATGAGCACATGTGATAGATTGGTTGCATTGTTAAATTTTTGAGATGCACACCAAGCCTTAAACATACTTGAAGTACACCGTTATTCTCTAAACCATCTCATGCAAGAAACATCTGAAAATTCTTTTCCCTGAGACAACTGTTTCTTAAAGGTGAGCAGTTCGTAGACTGTCTTATCTTTGTTATTTTCTTTCCACTCTTCGATTTCTTCTTCACAGAGACCACGGTTCTTTTCCAATAATTCTTCAATCTGCATTAAAATGTAAGCCTTGGACTTCATTATTTAATAGAGAAGGTTTTTCTATTGTGAGAACTTATACACGCGTAAAATTGTGGATTCTTAATCACATTATCCACAATAAGTTTCCATCTTTTCCTTGTATTAAACTCTTCGAGGGTTTCATAATTCATAAAATCATTTTCGTCGTATGTTTTCTTTATGGGTTGATTCAACAACTTTTTTAGATTTGTCTTTTGCTTCTCATCATAGAACTTCTTCACTTGAGATTGTTGTTCTGCGAGTGAATAATCCACGAAGAATATAAAGACATTATATTCGAGATCTACCCCTGGACTCTCTTTGACTACAAACTTGAATTCGGTATATTCACCACTTTTTAAGGATACTACACCTCTCGTCTCCTCTTCAAGTTCCCTGAGAGCACATCGAAGTGGATTGAAAATTTCACGTCGTCTACAACCACCTGTGACAAAAATCCAATCCTTAAATCGGCGGTCTCTCACTGTGAGGAATTTAGGCTTCCCTGTAGCGAAACTAACCGGTACTGCGATAGCTTTGTACTTTTTCATTGCGCATTCGCAAGTTACAATATACCGATATGTTTATTCCTCCTTCTTTTCTTCGATTTTCTCCAGATTCGTCTCAATCTCATCTCCCTCCTCTTCAATTTCGGGGCTGTTCATGTGCTGAACCAACTGCTCCGAAAATGTCCTGAACCCATTCATCTCTTCCTTTGTCTTGTTGAGTTCCTTGAACACGAAAATGATACCAATGAGACATACAGCCGTCGCAAGCATCATGAGGTTTTCACGGTTCATCTGAATCATTTATAGGTTACACACTACTTTCCCTTTTAAGTAAGTACACCCATTTTAGATTTACCTGGGGTGGGACACTCGTATGGTGTCTGAGCAAATTGAACGGCTTCGTAATGCGTATTTTCACAAGACTTTTGTGTTGGTGGCGTGGGCTGACCAACAAACTTTTCGAGTGTCCTGGATTTAGGATTGTACGTCAATACAAAAACGATGGCGAGAAGGAAAATGAGTTTCCACATATAGTAATTAGTTAGAATATAAAAGACCACCCATGCCATTCTCGATACGGAGGACGTTGTAGTTCACCGCGTAGATATCCTTATCACAATTGGCAGTGTCGTTAATGATGCGCGCGGAATCAAGGCGCGAGAAGTTGAGAGAACCGGTGGGCTGGAGCTTACCGGCATCGAGGCAGAAAGGGTAGAAGAAGAGCTTGGTGCCAGGGGTGGCGGTGCCGTGGGAGGTGTGATAGTAGAGGGGTACGGTGGTGAAGTTGGGATCAGCAAACTTGTAGTCAGCCACGTCGGTACCATTGATCTGGAGCTTGAGCTTGTTACCCGCGGTGCTGACCATGGTGACCGCCGAAGCATCACCAGCGGCGATGTATTTGACTGGGTGGTTGAAGTTGAGCTCCTGGATCTTGGAATTGGAGGAGATCGCCTTCTGGACCTGGGTCATGATCATGTTCTGGGGCTGGGAAGCGAACACCTCACGCTCTTGGGTGTCGAGGTAGGCATAGTTCGCGTAGACCTCCCACTTGCTCGCGGCAGCCTCGGCACCCCAAGTCACACGAAGCTCGACATCGTGGTACTGAAGGGAGATGAGAGGGAGAGCCGACTGCCAGTTCTCACAGAAGGAGAAGCGGAGAGGGTAGAACTTGGCGGTGCTGGTGCCATCGTAGAGGCTGGCGGACACCGACTTGGCGGAAGAGAAAGCCGAAAGGGTGGGGGCGATCAGGGTCGAGTAAGTGGAGTCCTACTCATCAATCACCTGACCACCGATGAGGAGCTCAACCTTGGAGATCACATCAGTCCAGTTGTCTGTGAAAGAGTTGGCCGAGAGACCATCACCCGCGATGGGCATGAGGTAGACATAGTTGAGCATGTCACCCTTGCGCTCGAAGCGGATGGTGGACATGCCATTGTTGGAGACGTTGCCCTGAATGACCTGACGCTCGACAGTTTGGGAGAAGTTCGTATGACGCTTGTAGGTAGAACGGAAAAAGCTGACTTGGGGGTCACCAACGAGGTGCACATCCTGAGCTCCGACGGCTACGAGTTGGGCGATACCACCAGACATTTTATATTATAGTGAGAGTTTATTTTTAAACTAAAAAAAAGTCCGAAGGACTTTGTTTGATACGAGTGGCTTCGCCACTCGGGATGGAGACTTACAAACTGGGACACAATTTGTAAGAAGGGTGGGGAACAATCAACTGCGTTGATTGGGACAGGGGACTTAGATCGCATCAGTGCATGTCTTCATAGTTTTAAGTTTATTGTAAAGGAGATCATAGACGTTTCCTGTGAGGGGTGTTTCAGATTCGACACTGACACCAAAACCACCAATATCCCTAGATCCACTCGCACGTAGCGCCTGGCTTACCCACATGGTGAAGCGACCCGAGAGGATATACTTTGTTGTGGTTGTAACTGTTTCCACATCCGTTTCGGGATCACGGTTCCGTTCCTCCTCTACCCGCTTCTCCACCCTAATGTCATTCTCACCCACGGAAGCGTAGGGGTTCGTAACAGTAAGACCATTGGAGAGGGTAATCGTTTCGTTGAGAATGACACCCATTGTTTACTTTACTGGTATAAAAAAATAACTATAAAAAATTACAAAATGGAGTACATCTATGAAGCTCATGATATTGTACCAAAGGAGTTGTGTCAAGAAATCATAGAAAAGTTTGAGAATGATCCTGATAAAATACTGGGTGGTGTTGGAGTTGGTAAAACAATAGTAGATGAAGATCTAAAAAAGACGATGGATTTACATATAGTCAATAAACCAGAATGGGAAACCATTTACGACCAATTAGAATGTATTTTAGCTACGGGTATATATAGATACTTTGATTATTTGTTTCATGGACCTTTTGTCGAAGTAGACTGTTTTATAAGAAATACTTTTAGTGAAGTCGACATGACTGGACTTCAGATACAGCGATATAAAGTGGGAGACTTTTTTAAGTGGCATGTCGACAGTATATCCGGTGTGGACAGAATATTCGCTTTTATCATTTATTTAAATGAGAATGATGGATGTACCGAGTTTTTAAATGGTAAAAAAGTCAAACCTGAACCAGGTAAAATTGTATTTTTCCCAACGACTTGGACGTATCCACATAGGGGTCAGGAAATAAAGGTGGGTACAAAATACATCATCACGGGTTTCGTAGTGGTTAAATAAGCTTACACGACACTAACGCAGCCTTGTAAGTTCCGTGGTCAACGAGTGTATATACGGGTCGTGATTCATTGGTTTCTTCCCAAACAGTTTGTCCATTTTCATCAAGAATATCAACGATCTCTTGACGAACCTCGGTTATAGTGTGGGATTCACGTGGAAACTTGGTTTCGTACCTATTTAAACGATAATAGTTTGTCTTTTGGAATGCGGTGTACTCTTCCTGTTCAGATGGATCGAGTGCATCATACTTTTCTTGTGTAATTCCGTAACTT